GTAGTAGCTGGTAATAGTCATCATCTGACATGGTTCTGTCATCATTTGTAATGATTGCCATATCAATCTCGCCTGTCCACGTATTTGTATTGTCAGTCTGTGGGCGAATACGAATCAAAAAATCATTCTCTTGAATATAGTTATCTGCATGGTCTGTCATAGTTATCTCCTTTTTACTTTGTCTCCACTAAACTTAATAAACTTGGCATGGTTGTTCTTGCCCTTTTCTTTCAACCAGTCTTCTGGAATGATGCGGTCATAGTATCTGAAACCATACTTGATGCACCACTCAGCATAAGTTGACTTAGCACCCTTACGCAACTTGCGTCTGCTATTCTCAAACACAAACCGTATATCTAATGTAGGGTGCTGCTTCTTGATTGCAAGATGCTTACGCCTATCAGCAGCAGTAAACATACCCTTTGTTTCAATGATGATGCCGTTAGACAACACGAAGTCTGGTGTATAGGTGCGGTATGCTAGGTCTTCCCACTCAATCTTGATACTCTCGTAGTCATATTTAACATTGAGATTGTTTAAGTGTTCAGATACCTTGAGTTCCAGACCGCTTCTATAACCATACTTACGTGCTGCTCTAAAGGCTTTTGCATTATGAACTGCCATCATTTACCAACTCTACATAGGACACAATCTTAGGGTCTTTTGCTTTTGACATAACTGATGGCATCTCTTTTACATCAGGCCAGCAAGCATGTTTGAAGGCGCAGAAGCCACACTCAACACCTAATACCTTATTACCAGTAGGCTTGCCTCTGAATGTTTCTTCAACTGGTTCAAAGCATCTTTGTACTTCATCTCTGTCCAGTGCAACTTTAGCCAACTTTGCTTTATCTACCTCTGCATCTACATCAATGCCTGTTGCTGGTACGTACTTAAACTCGCCATTGGCTTTGTTCACTACCCACCAACCGCCAGCACGTTTGCCTGATGCTTTAGCATAGCCAGCAAGCTGACCTACATAACCAAATGGGTCACCATCTTTCAGTGTCTCAAAGGATTCAAACTTGTTACGATATGACCAATCGGATGCCGACTTAATATCGTCAACAGCACCATCAATAACAATGTCATATGTTCCAGAAATATTGGTGTCACCGAGTTCCAGTGATACTTTATCAGAGTCTTCATACTTTACTCCTGCTTCTGTCAACAGTCCTTTGAATACAGCCTCAACGATATCACCTATCATCATGTTCATTACAAAGGTTGTTGGTTTAGGTAGTGCCTTGTCAGGGTGATTCTTCTCAAACCACAACTGACAGGGCGGCCTACCAATGTTTGACATACGAAGAGTAAACTCATTGCGCTTACTCTTCCCACCAAACTGACGTTGCAATGCATCAGATATGTCACTGGCTACTTGTTTGATAGTCTTCTCAGACATTTGTGTTTTGCCGTTGACAGCATCTTCAAGATACTGATGCAACGCCAGTTCAGCAGGATGGTTCATTAGGCTACTTCCTCATCAAGTTCAACGTCAATAATGCCCTCTGAGATTTCAGCATCAATAACATCATCATGTTGCGATGCTCCCTCTGACCATTGATTAATAATGTACTCGTTGTAACTCTCAACCCATGCCATAAAGTCACCAAAGATATCCTGTTCCTTGTCACCAAGGTCAAGTGTCTTTGTAACATCAAGTGACACAACTGGCAAGTAGAAACTATTACCGCTTGGCAACTTGCGTTCCTGTGTATTACCAGTCACATAGTGTTGAACAGGCAGACGCTTCATCTTAGTAAGTTTGGTAAACACTGCACCGACATCTTTAAATGCGTCACGGTTCTCAATCTCCCAGATGAAAGGCATCTCATCTACTTCAACAGAGTTACCCTGTTCATCCGTAGGATTAATAAGTTCAACTGTACCAAACATTACACGAACACGCTTAATCTGCTTGATAAGTTCCTGTGTCTTCTCTGGTAATGACTTAAAGTCTTCAATGTAACCAGCAGGTTTGCCGCAGTTAAAGCCACCCTCATTGTCTTTCAGGTCAATGTTCAAGTTGTTTGCCATGACTGTCTTGACATAACGATTCGGCGTTTCTCCAAACCCTTTAATGAAACGCTTGTACATGAAGCGTTGCAAGTATGGGCGAATATTAACTGACTGAGCGTAGTAGGTAGGCCCATCAGGTACTTCCAACTTATACTGCCCAGCCTTAACTAGCACCTTGTCATCGCCAAGGATAGCAGAATGTTGTAATCGCAATCGTGCCAATGTGCTAGACCGTTTACTTTCAGTACGCGAAATGCCCATGACCTCTGCCATGCTTTCAAAGCTGTTAATGTCAATCGTTGTTAGTGATGTTGTCATATTTATATACTCCTTATATTAGTGTTAAAGAACCATAGTTATATCAGGCAACGTCTTTCGTGTCAAGCCAATTATAACCAATTTTTGCTTCAAGTAATAACGGTACGTTAAACTGTACACCCCATCGCATTACTATTAGGTTTGGTAAATCGTCATTAGTTTGTTTGATGATATCAATAACTTTCCTTTCCTCATCAGGGTGAACATCAATGACGATACTGTCGTGAACACTATTTACCACACCTGACTGCATGCCGTCAAGCAGTTTATCTATGTGTAATAATGCCACAGGTACAATGTCTGCCGTGGCGAATGACTGCACAGGATAATTCTTTATCAGTGTAAAGTGCGACACCCTGCCATGAGCATTACGTTTTACATCAGGAAATGAGAACTCACGCCCTGATGGGGTTATTATCTTACGAGTGTTTATAGCTTCCGAAGCCAGTCGGGTATGCCAATCTGCGACTCCTTGGTACTTGTCGTTGAAGTGTTCGTAATATGCTGCTTCTGCCTTCGTTCTTCCAAAGCCTGTCGCTCCATACAACGGCGCAAAAGTATGCGATTTCGCATCCTGCCTACTCGTAGGTTGACCAGCGGAAGTAATAACTTCAGCGGTGTATGCATGTACATCAAATCCAGTAGATACTTCTTCAATAGCAACTCCATCTTGTGATAAAAATGCGGCGGCGCGGAACTCCAACTGTGCAAAGTCAGCCTCAAGTATCTTGCCACCCTCGAAACGAGACACGAACACCTTCTTCACAGGAAACGTGCCACCTCGCGGCATGTTCTGCATGTTAGGTTCTGCCCCACTAAACCTGCCTGTCGCTGTACGATGCTGAAGCAAACGCACATGTAACTTACCATCAGACTTGGTGTGTGTCTGAATACCATCCACAAAGGATGATAAGTATGTACCAACAGCAGATAACCTACGCACTTTAGACAAGAAGTCTACTGCCTCGTCCATACCTTGTGTCTTGGCTGCTGCCTCAAGCAACTCAAGGTTACCCTTGCTAGTAGTAAAGCCATTAGCACTTGCCCACTTTGCTGACGGTGGCTTGAACTTTAACCCAGCGACTTGAGTAGTAGGATTAAACACATAGCCAATAGCGTTACAGTCAGTACATCTGTTTGTGTTAGCATATAAACTTCCATCTTTCTTTACCTTTCTGATTTTGCCAGAGCCATTACATGTGGAACACTGGACTGCTTTAGTCTTGTACATACGCTCAGTGCATCCTGCAACGAGACTACGAAAGTCTGCATCACGCATGTATGGGTCAATAGTGTTGCCCCAATACTGCTTGTCCTTCACCTTACGACTGTAAATTACCCAAGACAATTGCTCTGTGCTGTTCAGATTAATAGGGGTGTCACCCATAAGGTTACGCACATGCTGTTGCAGTTCTGCATGTAAAGTATCACGCTCCTGTTCAAACTCTTTACGCACATCGTTCAGTGCTGTCATGTCAACAGCAAAGCCGCGCTGATAAATACGTGCCACACACACAGCTACCTGATTTGTCAGGTCAACTGTTCCCATCAAGCCACTATCTGACGTATTCAAGCGATACATCAACTTGTCAGACAACTGTTGTGTTGCTTTTAGGTCAGCACTTAGATACTCAACTAACTCGACATACGGAATATCACGAGTGCTATAACCCCTCTTAAAATACTCCTTCAACGTGTCTTGTTTCTTGGTGTCCAACTCGTAGCGTTCAGCACATGCTTCTAGTGACAGTGGTTCTTTCTGCCCACGCTGTAACACATACTCAGCAAGCATTGTGTCAAAGACAGGCCCATCATACTTGAACCCACTCTCCCACAGCCACAGCAAGTCATGTGCGGCATTGTGACAGATAAGAACGGTAGCCTTGTCCAACTGCTCTTGCACAATCTTGTGACCATTGTAACTTGGCTCACATTCACTGTGGTCAAAGGTGATACTAAACTCCTCACCTTGGTCAGTAAGCATGCCAACCATGACCAGTGTATTCTCTGGCTCAAAGGGGTCAAGGTGAGTCTTATCACCACGCTTAACAACAGTGTTCTCTACATCAAGTGTTAGTTTCATCCTTCGTACCTCGCTGTCTGATAATTCAAATTACAGTTCACCATGCCGTGCCACCCATTCAACTTGTTCTTCACGATGTTGATATGGCGTAGTGGGCTATCTTCTTCCTGCCCTTCCACAGATGGTGACTTACCGATTAGTATCATCAAGTCTGCCTCTGCCGCCTTACCAGTA